TCTTCCGGAAGTTCGGAATATGTGTAACCGCTTTGTGAATCTTTATTCACATACGAAATAGCAATTATTGTCTTATCAGGAACACTATCATCTGTAACCATCATCATGTCACATTTGAATTTAAAATTTCCTGAAAAGAGACTGTCAAGATTGCTGAATAATATGAATGTTGCTTTATGTTTGTCAAGCTCAAATTCACATTCTTCTGGATCTTCTTTGTACTTCTTAGACATCTTGTCTTTGTACGAATTAATGGTTGAGAATATGATCTCCTGATTTGCTGTTGAAAAATTCATTTTAAAACATCCTTTCTGATACATATTGATTTGTGTATCATTATAATAATATCTATATAAAAATAAAAAAGAATGGGGGTATATACCCCCCCCCATTCTTTCTAAATCAGTCAAATCTTATAAGCGAATTTATGAAATCAGGTTCCTGAGAGAATACTGGTGTGAATCGATTATACTCTTCAAATTTAGGATTGCTCTTAGGTATATAAACAAAACCTCTCTTCTGTTCAATTGGTAAATCATTCCAATTGACTCCTTGCTCTGTGAAAAGCTTATCCTGTAATTTCTTGGTATTTATTCCGTTAAGTTGTGTCTGGGTGTAATACTGTTGTGCCAGAAGATTTATCGAGTTCTTTTCAGCATCTCGCTGACGATCAACAAAGTAATTGTTTACCTCCTCAAATGGCAGATTGAAACAACGTGAATCAAAACCAACATTGTTTTCTTTCAAAGCAGGCCAATAGATAGATAAACATCTATTTGGATCATGTCCACAAATAACATCTTCAAATGCTTTATAGAACTCATATGTTGCCATCTTAGCAGATACAGAAACAAGCTTCTGAACATTGTATCCAAACCATGCATCTGTATCAAGATTCTTGTAATCCTGGAGAGCAAGGGATATCTCATCTGACTGGGTGTAACCTATAACACATCCCTGGATATTATCAACAAGCTGACGTGTAACACGTTTCATTGCTCTACCGAACATATCATCGAAAGGTTTGTCAAATTTCTTTGTGAATGTGTGGAAAGCAACACCATCAAGTCTTATGATAACCGGTGTTCTTCTCATGAGGTATGTTTGTGACACAGCCTCATACTGTTTCATTCTTTCATGTAAAGTCATTGTGATTCCTCCTTAAATAAAATTATAATGTATAGTGGGGGACATAGTCCCCCAATATAACATTACACCATAATTATTCGGACATACGTCCTAAGCATACGTCACACCAGTCCATCAGAGGAAGGTCGACCTTTTCGGTTACGTAATTTGTCAGGCATGAGTAATGGAATGCTTCGAATTCCTGAACGATGCCATCCTTCTTAGAACCAAGGAACAGAACATTCAACTGATCGCCGTCGAAGTCTGCGTTGAATCCAGGAAGTGGTTCAGGTGGTAATGAGATAGTATCATCATTAACCTTATACTTACGAATCTTGCATATCTCAATTGATGCTTTATTATTCGTAGGCTCACGAAGAATCATAATCCACTGCTCTTCGTCAAGAATCTCCTGAAGGATATCGATAACTTCCTTGTGACTCTTGTATCCTCTGACGTATAAATACGCTTGTTCAAGCGTCATATTGTAACGTATGGAAAGAATGTGAGTTATCTTATACTGGAATGCAGTAATAACCATTGGGAGAGGGAGATCGACTTCATCGATATCTAATGTAATATCCAATGTGATTACAGCACGACCAGAGAACTGGAACGTTCCTCCAACGATTTCAGAACGTACAAATCCGTCTTTCTTAGATACTTCATTCTTTATCAGATGCTCGGTAGCGTCTACCCAATAATTCTGGATAAAGTTCAACGCATTTATTGTCTCAATAGGAAGTGTCATAGATCTCAGTTTACACTGGATGGAAACAATCTGGGAGAACCATTTGTTTATCTTAGGATAGAACATAGTCTCAGATGTCTTTGACACTGGACGGAATGCAGTTGAATAGATCGGAATCTTGGATGTGAATACGGCATCCTTTTCATCTATGAGAAGATGGAGCTCATCAGTATTCTTTGCACATGCAGTAAGAACTTCTTCAAACCTCTGTGAGAATACATCATGACCTAAACCCTCATAGATATATTTTGATTTAGGAACCTTTTTCTTTATTGCCACGATGTCATTCGCGGCAACACGACCGGTCTTTCTATTCTTCTTATTCTCATCAAAGTTTGTATCGTTTTCATTATAAGGAACAGATACATCGGCCTTATAGTCACCCAATATGTATTTGAGCATATTAGGAGTTAATACTCTTTTGAGCATAGAATAGTATATAGGTGATATTACCTTATGAGGTGATATATCAACCCATCCGGTATAGTTAAAGTTCAACGAACGTAATGTGATTTCTGAATTACAACGTGGACAAACACGACCTATGATGTCTTGGCCTATGAAGGCACCACAATCACAACGGTATTCAACGTCCATATATTTCGATGAGTTTATAAGCTGATCAACATTTGTTGGAGCGTACATATCTTCCTCATCATTTATAAGGAATCCATTGTTTGTAATTCTATCGATGAGATACTGTGTCTCAAGGTTTATTCTCTTTAATACGATACCCATTCTTATTACCCTCCTTATTTCATTAATTCAAATAACTCAACAATCATGTCGAGTAAGGCAAGTGTCATACTGCCTGATTCGTAAACAAGGGGAGTTCCAAGAAGTGAGTGGTCATTATGATTGACAATCGTGTATGAAGATAATACACAATGCATGATATTCTCAACAAAGATGTTTACATTCTTTTCAGAAAGAAGGTATTCCTTGAGATTATTCAGCTTTACATATTTCTTTATACCATTTATATCCTTCTGGGTGAGTGACCGAGTTGTCGAAGAAGTTGTTTTACCCATGAGGATATTTATAACTGGATTGTTCATAGTATCTTCTTCGGAGAGGCCGTATATATTCATAACAAGATGACGTACATAAAGCAGGAGAAGATACTTCTGACGCATACTAAGTGTGTTCGTTGATATTGATGAATGGAATTTATTATAGAGAACTGTATCGATGAGTATCTTAGACAGATCATTCATCTGAGGGATGTTCTCGAGATAATAGTCCACAGGAGAAACATCAATCTCCAATGCTATGTTAGCTATGATGATATTGAGGTCTCCTAACATACAGCAATATTCACCAGGGTTGAATGAACGAATCATCGATATTGGTGAATTGGAGTTGATTGAGTCAGATAACAGCTGGGATACATCATCTACATTTACGAGTGAATATCTGAGCTGTTTCTTTCTTGTAAGGAATGATGCCTGCATGATTATCGCCTTAATAAGACCAACGCACGAATATGTTGGACGCTTGTTAATCTTATCCCATGCAGATGCGAATGTGAGTTTAATAAGACCATCACACAGAAGAATCTTTCTCATAACAAACTGAGTAGTCGTTGGTGCAGTAACACCTTCAACCGCCTGCATGTCATAGATGTTTGCATTAGATGAAATACTCTGAATGACATTCTTATTGACGTAATTGTACAACAGAATGTACATGTTGGGATTTATCTGATTCATTGCATGAGTAAACGCTCTTGCGAATAACTCATATAAATCTTTTGGTGAGTTTCCTGTTGCAATGATAAAGTGCTCAATGAATATGTGCATAACCTTTATCATGAAAGAGACAATGTACATATCTCTGAGAAAGTCCAAAGGGAATAATCCAACGGTGTCATCACCGACGTCATTCTCTTCAACCATCTTTTTTATCTTATCCATCGTCCTATCAGGAAACAAGATCTCATACAGCTGTGTGTAATACTCATCAAACGTTGCAATCGTGTAAGTCTCTGAGTCTGTCAGATACTTTGCGATGAGCATTGACGTAATGAGATCGTTGTCATCATCATACAGAGCAGTGAAGAAGTTTATCTGTTCACAGATATAATTCTGGAGATCAACTCTCTTTGCTCTGAGCTGAAATACCTGGATGGATGGATCGATGACATCATTTGGAAACAAAGCTTCGAAGTTAACGAAGATTTGTGAACCATTGTGACGAATGATTATATCTTCTGGGATTGGTTCCCATTCAATAAATCTCGTCTTCTTATATCTCCTACCGTGTAATCCCGGTGGGAATCCATTGTATGGATACACCGTTCCATGTTTGACATTATAGGTGTAAGTCTCATCTGGGTCAAACATGTACGTTAGTGTTTTCGAAGATGGTTCTTTCTTCGACATGGCCTATACCTCCCTTATCTTTAATTAATGATACCTGCTGATAGTACCCCAGTAAATCGTAAGACAATGTTTGGTTTATCTTTTAACGATTTATCTATTTTTTGAACGAATATATCGGAAGTATATAAATAATCATCACACACAACAAGGCAGGTGGGAGAATTCAAATCCATACATCTCTTGATGTTTTCAACATCGGATGTCAGAAATGTATAATTTGGATGGGTTTTAAGAAATTCAATAATGTTACCATGGATATATTGAACTCCATCAAAACCATAAGACTTTGTTGCTTCTTCGATTATGGGGGAATACATATTCGAATAGATGTAAAGACTATTTAGATTCTCTTCGTGGGATCTACTAAATACTTTATACGAATACATCAAGTTCGGTTGCATTGTCAGGAAAGACGTTAACATTTCTTTGGGGTCAACCTGGAGATTATATTCTTCATCCAACCACTTTGAATAGTCAGCATCTTGTCTATTAATGTAGCTCAACAGCACATCTTGGATTGATGTGCTGTCAAGTTTTTCAGAAACACCTTTGCCTTTAAAGTATTTCGCTACATTGTATCCGATCATACCGATCAAATCTTCGTATTGTATTATTAACCCAGCTTTTCCGATATCGCTGAGATCAAGCATCGTTCAGATGTCAGATAGGCAGTTCATCGTCGTCACTGCCACCGACTGCCATTCCGAATTCTTCAGGATCAAGTTTGTTTGTAAGAGCCTTCTTGTAAGCTATCTTGATAAGCTCATTAAGGTTCTTAAATGCTGCATGGATGTTTGTGTTACCACATGCAACTGAATCAAAGGTTATTGATCTTGAACCATGTTTAGCAGAATCAATTGTAACCTTGATTGAAGAACCCTGACCAGCTACAGTAAGCTTTCCAGCATTACCCTTGTCGAGAACGACATTGAGTGTTCCGAGATCTGATGTTGAATCAACGATGTCAATGAATGCTCTCATGAGGTCAAGATTCATGAAATATCTTGGAAGCTCATTAGGCATCTTCTGTTCGAGAACATTAGCACCTGTTGAAGGATCCTTACCAACTGCAGCCTTGATGCTGAGTATAGCACGAACACCTGTGTCAGCAACCCAGATAGAAACATCCATCTGACCGTCTGAACCCCAGATCTTGCCGAGTCTGAAATTAGTCTTCTTCTTTTCGCCACCATTATTCTGGTTAGCATTGAAATTGTTATTTGGTGTGAATCCCATAACAATTTCCTCCTTTCAATAATAAGTAAATTTTAGTTCCTTTTTCGGAACCTTTTATTATTCTTCATCTTCATTTAAAGACTCAAAATAATCTTCTCTTATGGAGGTTACAGTGAACGACAGGTTTGGTACATCATTTGCAGACAATCCAAGAACTGTTTCAAATTCATTGTCTTCATCCTCTTCTTCAGTTATATATGTAGCAAACAAATTCTCGGCTAACAATGTATCCAAAGAATTATTAGCCAACATCTCAACCAGCATACTGATTACATATAACTGATTCTCAAGGTCATCAAATGAAGCTATGTCGTTTACTTCGATATTGAGTGTTTGTTTTATGGAGTTTAAATCTTTGACAAGTTCGCTCAATACATATGAAGCAACAATCTTCTTGAGATCTTGTTTAGATGGCATATCCTCACCAAGATACTGTCCATTCTCCTCGATACAATCTAATGCATCCTGAAGATTTTCAAGAATATCATCTTTCTTAGTCTGCCATTCATATGTCTCAATGAATATAGCATTCCCATCAAGAGCTTGAAGATCCTCGATGAAATTAAATGATACACCAGCGAACTGTTCGAAGAAATTGTATATCTCAGGCCACATGACCATTACACCTCCTTTCGCGAATAATATATGCATTTTAAACGTATATCATACGAGACGTTCTGAAACCTCCAGGAACATCTGCAACGTATACATCAAATGCATCGAGCAGCTGTTTGAACGGCATAAGCAGTTTATCAGCAGCATACTCTATGTCTATGACAGGTTTAATCCATTCTGGGATTTCATGATAATATTCCGGTATACAGATATACGGATCATTCTTTTCATTCTCATTATCTATTAATGATAATCTAAGCATGTCCGCAATCTGAGGATAATCATTCTCATGTTCTCTCAATAGATTAAACGATAGAGGAATTATACGAACACGATCCATTGGTAACATCTCCTCATCAGGCATAATGTTATTCCATACGATAGCACCACGCATCTGAACAGGAAGTACCTTTGTTTGATCATATGCAGATATATCCTTGATAGACATTACTCTGAAATATGATGGATCATGTCCCAATACGGATAAGAGTTTATTTCTTAAATTAGTATATTCATCCAATACAGAGCCAATTGAGATATGGTCTGCTGTAAGGATGTATTTATCGTATATATCAACCATTATAGGTTCAAGGAACTCTGCGGCATCTCTTTTCTTGAATGATAATCCTGATACTGCAATCTCATGTGGATTACGAGGATTTCCTTCTTGAACAAACATCGATGATGCATACATCTTCTTGGCAATCAATGCCATTGATAAGAATGCAAATTCATTCTTGAATACAAACTTATCACGATAATACTTATCATTGATATTACAGAATGTCGCAATGTCTTCAACCATTCTTGGAATGATATGTTCGATAAATAATCTCATACCAAATGCGGATGATACGATACACTGGTCTCTGAATGAACCAGCATCAGATGCCTGGAAGTCATGTATATAATGTGCAAACTGAACCATGAGTGAATCAGTATCAGTTACACACACAATGATTCTATCCATTTCTGCTGCACGTACTTCTGCATCATTTAATATGAACGGATATACACAGTTGTCAACGATTATCTTTGATACTCTTTCTATCACATCAGCAATAGCTTCAGGTGGCTTTACTCCATAACCACACTCATGAACTGATTCCTTTGTGATGTTATTCATATCTATCTGGTGTGCCTTAAGATAATTCATTATTGTTGCAACATCATTATTTACATACTTTCTTAATACAAGACGTATGTTAAATGATAACATCAACTTTGTTAATTCTTCATTTGAAAGAGTTGATAAGAATAATTTAAGACATCTTCTGTCAGAACCAGAGACATTATTGCATCTGGATAATAACCATTCAGTTACTTCGTCAGCAGAATATGTATCAATTATTAATACTCTATCTTCTCTTTTGTCCTCAAGAACTGTAAAGACCAAATCGAATAATTCATTGATATTATTCAACTTAGACCACTGGTTATTGTTCTCGGAAATGAACTCCAAACAGCAGATTAAGCTCGTTGTTATGTTCTTCGCACTGCCTGTTGTGGCAGGTGGGAGATAACACGAATAGAATGGTGACAACGGTGTACCAGACCCACCGTAATCGGCATTCATAATAACCTTAATCGACAATTGTCCGATATTACAGTTTGTATACTGAACGGATCCTTTCTGATATCCATACATTTCTTTCTTTTTCTTCTTACGGTTCATCTGTAACTTTT